TACATTTAAAGACATTTCATACCAGTTTATATCATCTTTATTTACGCCAACCACTTCTGATAATCTGCATCCAGTAGATATTAAAAATTCTACTAGTGCCTTTTCTCTATCTGTTTTAGAAGCCTGCCTTAAAAGTTCTACTTCCTCTTCTGTCATAGCATGTCTTAATCGTTTTGGTTCTTTAGTTTGCTTTAACTTCTTTGCTGGATTTTTAGGTATATATTCTTCATCCGCAAGCCAACCAAAGAAACTTTTTAATATAGAGATTTGTCCATTAACACTACTTTGCTTCATATCCTTGCATCTAACCGCTAAAAACATCCTTAGATCCATTGTATTTATAGTTGCTAAAGGCTTCCTTAAATGGCTTGCAAATATCAAAAGATTATACTCATAATTCTTCAACGTCTTTTTGTTAAGTCCATCCAGTTTTTTAGATGCTAGATATATCTGTAATTTTTCATCTATATCGCTACTTACAAGAGCCGTCTCCTCTGGCAATACGCGGTATTTATATAATACTTCTTCTGCTATAGTTCGAACCTTCAGCTGGTTTATTTCTGGAAACTCTAAAGATAGCTTGCCTACTAATTTAATTACAACTTCTTCTTTACTACTTGAACTGTACATATAAATACCTCCTTGTATATTGCCATTAAAGACATTTTTAAATTTTATTTATAATCCTGTACCTTATCTTTGAATTGTAACTTTATCTTATTAAAAGTTTTCTTTTCCCGTTCTTATTATGACCACTAATCAAACCATCTTTTTCAAGCGATTCAATTAATTTATTTGCTTTTATTAATCCTATTTTTAAGTATCTTCTTAATAAATCTGCATTAATATTTTTTGGATATTTTTTAAATATATCTATAGCTTGAACTTTTAGTTCTTCCATAGCTAACTCAAATCCTTTTTCTAAAACTAACTTTCCATCAATATCTAGTTCACCAACTAAAAATTCTCTACCTTTACTGTCTTTAGCAAAATATTCTTCAGTTCGCTTGTACAATGTAGCTATATATTCTTTATCATCTTCAATCACAGCTGATATTGTTCTTTGTTTATCATTGTTAAAAATAGTAAATCCATCTAGGCATTTAACCATTATAGTATTTTTCATGCTTTAAATTCACTCCTTTTCCTATCTTTTAAATTTTGAATTTATACTGTCAATATTTTGTCTGATTTTTAATCTTTGTTCTGTAAATTCTTCTCCATGCTTGAAGCCTACTCTATGAGCAAATTCACATGTAATGCAATTTGTAATTATTAATAATATAATAAGACTAGCTGTTAATAAACTCATAATATCCTCCTATTATCTTTGAATTATGAACTAAATCCATTTTCCATAATGTTTTAAAGCCTTTATAAGTTCTTCCCTATCTTTATGTTCAAAAGCATCACTAGCAAATTCTATAAGGTAATCTGCAATTTCTTCCACTTCTTCATCTTCAACAACATTATTTATGCTTACTTCTTTAGGGTCTAATACTAATAATTTATCTCCGCTATTATCATCTATCGTTGAACTTATATCTAAAGTTTCAGAACAATATTCTTCATCACCAGATACAATACTTTGTATTACAACTTCCATTTCATCTGGTAAATCCTCTATAAATTCTTTTAATTCTTTAACATTTAAACTCATTTATTAACCTTCCTTTCTATTTGAATTGTAAATTAGTTATAAAACTTTTCAATTATATTTAACTGTTCTCTCATTTCCTTTATTAATTCTTTTACATCATCTTTTTTATCTAGTTCAAAATAAATCTCAATATTTTCTGATAACAATTTTAAATTTATAAAATCCTCTTTGTATAACATTTATCTTCTTCTCTTTCTTTTTGAATTATAAATTAAATATATATATCTTTGTCAGATATATCCACACCTTTAATTTTTAAAACTTTATGTTTTAAATCCTCTCTTACTTCTACTTCCATTTCTACCTCATAGCCTAGATAAACCAATTTTTCACTATCTTTAAATCCTCTATGTTCTGCTTTTTCTTCTATATCCCAATTCTCCTCTTTATCTCTACCAAAATAAATTTTTTCAATAAAACTTTTCATAAAATTCACCTCACAGTTACTTAGTATTGTGTATCATTTTATATCTCTAGAACCTCCGATAATTTCGATTCTCTTATTTATCAAGTTAAGTGAATTAAAATATTTCGTTACCTTAGTTATTGAATTAATTAATAATTTTCTTTAATATAGGCAATACTTTAAGTAAGGAATCAGAAAACGTTGGAGGATATATTATGGAAATTTGGAAAATTACTCATACAAAGGAACCATCTTTTATTAAAAGTGTCGTACCTAAAGACTTCACCTCAATTACAACTAAAGATTATACTGAATTGAGAAACTTCAATGGAGAACTTTGCAGACTAGGACCTAATTCAACTTTCTCACTAGAAGATACAGTATTAGGGAAACGTCCTGTTATAGGTGGTGAATCTTACTTAAAAGTTAATCCAAGTGTAGGAGGTCCTAAATATCGTACGTCGTGTTGGGGTATGCCAATTCATGATTCAATGATGGAATCTTTTTATAAACAATTGGATGAAAAAACTGACCATATTTATGCTTTAAAAGGAACTCACATAATTTTTGAATATGATGATAAAAATAAGCCATTTGTTATTACTTCTATAGAAGAAGGTCAAAAGGCAGTATTGAACATTGCAAAAACGGAAAATATCCGTGATAGATATACTGCCAAAATTGAAAATATAGCCGATGAAGAATATGATTATATCTTACATAACTTCATTGATAATAGAAAATGGTATTAAGTTAACAATTCATATTTCTAAAACTAGTAATTTAAACGACATACACTAATCTTAATATGAGTGCTTAAATTACAGATTAAGCACTCATAAGCCATTGTTCTATAACACCTAACAAACTTTCTTCATTAATTCTGAATTATTACCTTTAAATCAGAGTATCTAATTGCTCCATATTCTTACCTCCTGGTAGTGTGTACTTATTTCAAATTACGTATTCTTAAGCTCTGTTCTTAGCCATGTTAGTAATGATCTAAGAGTTTCAATTTCTAACCTTAAATTATCCATAGCACTTATTGCTGTATAATATGAACTCTCTGCTATATCCCTTTGTAACCTTAATTCTGCAACTTTATCATTACCTTTAGATAAATCATTTATCATATTGCTTGGATACTTGTCTATATTTCTTAACTTAAGCATTTCTTTTCTTAATGCTACTTTGTAGTCATGCTCTGCTCTTGCTTTCTTTACTGCTAGAGTTTTTAGTTCTGTATTACCTCTAGTTAGTGCCTGTTGGCATGTTTCTATCTTTTGCATTATTTCTATTGGTGTCATATCTACACTTCCTTTAGTATCTTTAAATTTTCATCTGGATACTTAAGCTTAAATTACTTGTCCACTCTTAAGTATCCAGACACATTTTATATATCTTCTATACTAATTTGTTGATCTTTTATAGGAACTGCAATAAATTTACCATCTTCAAATTTGATATCTCTTTCTTCCTGGTATATTCCTTCTTGTTTAAACTGTTTCTTTAAAGTTGAGGTTACCTTATGTTCAAATACTGGTTTCCTATATTTATATGTTTCATTTATTAATTCACCAAATTCATTTGTTTTAGGAATAACTTTAAATGCTTCTGGAATTGATATATTTAATTTAAGCGATATCTCACCACTTTCAAATTCTTCATCATAAACTTTTTTAATGCATCTTTGGACCTCTTTATTTACATCCTTCAACATTGCATAAAAAACAGGACTTTCAATATCTATGTCTAAAACTTTCTTTGATAAATCAGCTCTTTCACTTACCTTTTGCATTTCTTATTCTCCCTTCTAATCTTCTTTAATTCGTCATATTCTATCCATCCAGTTGAACTATATTTTAATGATCTCGCTACCCATGTAAGTTTTAGATCTGGATATTTGTAATCAAACATTTTCCTTCTCATTTCTCCTTGTTGGGTACTCATCCCCTTAACATCTATTAATTCTTCTGTACCATCAAGATGATATATTAAAAAATCTGGTGCATATGTTATAGCTCTATATGTCTTTCCATTCTTCTTAAATCCTGGTTGTAATTCATACTTAGGCTGTAACTCAAAATTTAAAATCTTTTCTTGGGATTTAAGTTTTTTAAGATACTCATAATATTTTCCTTCATCCTTACTATCAAAAGTAATTCCATCTATAACAATTTTCTTAGCTCCATATTTGCTCCTATTCACCTCTGTCCCTCCAATCTAATGTGCCTTTTGCCACTCTTTTTTCTGCACCTGTTCATACTCTCAATTACCGTTGCCTTATACTCCTATTCTCTCCTACGTCTTCTTTTTGCTTGTGCTTTTAATATGCTTTTTACAAATTCCTCTTTGCTTATTTCCATAAAAACACCTCGTATTACTGTTTTAGTATTGTCATACACTGTAGGTATAAAAATACCTGAAGTAAGCCTATACCTACAGTATTTAGTTATCTACTTCCAATTAAAAACTTGAAATACTATTAATTTCTTACTTCTCCAACCTCTTTTTCTTAACTTTTTTAAGTGCTTACATATCATCTGCTTTAAACTTTGTCCTTCTTCTAAAGTATCTAACATACCTATAGCTACCTGTATAACATCTAATACTTCCTCTGCTATATGTTCTTTGTCTTTCTCTTGTATTGCTTCTAGTACTTCTTTAGTTTCCTCTACAAGCTTGTCTGCTTGTTTTTCCCATGTATCTTTTTTATCTAGTACCATTAACTGCACTATTTTTTCAGCTCCTTTAAGCAGCTCTTACAAATATTTTTACCTTTAAAGTTTATAACCTCTTTAGCTTCTCCACAAAATATGCATGCTGGAGCATATTTTTTTAGAATTATTTCTTCTCCTTCTGTGTAAATTTCTAATGGCGTTTCATTGTCCTTAATGTTTAAAGCCTTTCTAAGTTCCTTTGGTAAAACTATTCTTCCTAATGAATCTATCTTTCTTACTATTCCTATATTCTTCATAATTACATCTCTCCCTTATTTTTATTTAATTCATATAACATTATTTCTTTTCCTACTGCTCTTAAAGCCTTGTCTAAATCTTCAGTTATAAAATACTGCTTAGCTACTTCATCTGACCACAGATTATCTCTTATCTTTAAATTTGATACTTCTTTCTGATACTTGTCCAATAATTCCAAGCTTTCTTGTAATAATTCCTTATAGTCCATGCTTTTCTTTACACATTCCTTTAGAAGAAATTTTAAAATTGTATTTTCTTCTTTCAGTGTTTGTGTTTCTTTCTCTATTTCTTTAACTAATACAGTTATCATCTTTATCCCTCCATTACTCTTAATTTTTCATATATACTAAATTCACTTTTACCAATAGTTTTAGATATTAAAGTAGGTGTGTAGCCTTTATTATAAAGGTCCTTTAATTTTACTTTTTGGTCTTTAGTCCAAAATACACCTCTTCTTTTAGGTACTGGCCTATATGGAATCTTTAAATCATATATTTTTCTTTTAACTGCAGATTGACTTCTTCCTAATCTTTCAGCTATGTCTGCATAAGTGAAATTATAGGTTTTTAATAAACTTATTAATTTTTCTATTTCTGAATCTGCCCAAGGTCTTTTATTTCTACTTTTGTTATTGGCCAATATATCTATTCTTCTTTTCTCTTTAGCCCATTGTGGTTCTTTTCCTAAAATATTTTCTTCTATTCTTGAAAAATCAATCAAATTTTTATTATTTTTAGTCCACTCCCAAAAATCATTTTGTGTAGCATATGCAATATTTTCATTTATTAAAACCTTATTTTTAATTGGGAACCCATATTGTTCAACCCAATTTCTCATTATACTTTGATAATGAACTCCTATAGCTTTAGATAGTTGATTAATAGTTATTCCATCTATACTCAACTTAGGATCGCCTAGACCCATTTTGTAAGCTTTCATTCTCACTGCCCATTCACTTCTTTTTAGTTTTTTAGCTATAGCCTTAACACTTTTAGCGCCCCATTGTTCTTCTAAATAAGTTAACTCTTCTTTTGTATAATCTCTTCTTTTTTTAGTTATTAAGTTATGTTTATTTAAGTGTGCATATAAAGTACTTTCTCCGTATCCTGTTATATCTGCTAATTCCTTTACAGTGTATTTTTTTATCAGCTTTTCTAGTTGGTCTTTATTCAGCGTGAATTTTTTACCCACTTCTTTACCTCCTATTCCTGTGGCATTTGGAATACAAAGTCCCTTGTTTTTCTTTTTCCGTTTTGTATTTCATCAAACCTAGTACCTTGCATAATTCTATCCTCCATCAGGTCTAATACTTCTAAAGCTCTTTGTTCGGTTTCATATTCTCCTAAAAAATAATGAGCCCCATACACACTTGATCCATCAACCTCTATATTTTCACAATGTACTAAAACGTCTTTTCCTTTACTTCTAATCCACATTTTTTATCCCCCATTCTTTAACTTAATAATTCTTCTAAGAAGTTTTCTGTTTTTTCCTTGCCTTGAATTTTTCTTATATCTGTTCCTGTGTTCCTTATAAAGCTGCACATTTCAACTAATCTGCTATAAGTTCTGTCATCATATCTTTCTTTCAGTTCATCTATACTTATGTTCGTTGTTATAATAACTGGTAATCCTGTACTATTTCTCTTTTCAATAATTTGATATATCATAGACCTGGTCCATTTATTATCTGGTTCAGTTCCCAAATCATCTATAACTAATAAATCTGCATTTTCTAAAGTATTTAAAACTGTAAATATACCTTGATCTCCCCAGTTTCTTTGACTTTGACTTATTCTTTCTATTAAAGCTATGGATCCTACACAAATTACTGGTATCAATTTGTTTAATAATTCATTTGCTATACTTGCTGAAAAATAAGTCTTACCATTTCCAGGATCACCATACAGCAATATACCTTGATTTTTCTTTTTTCTTTTAGCAAAACTATTTATATATTCTTCAGCTATCCTGTACAGTTTTTCATTTCCTACATTGTGATCCCAATTTTCTAAGGTCCATGTTTTAAATTTATTATTCATCATGCTATTTTTTAAAACTCTTTGTAACCTTATTTGCTTTTCTTTATTTCTTTCTTCTATTTCCATAGCTTTAAGCTTTTCTCTTTTACATTTGCATGCTCTTGGACCTAATATATAGCCAAATGCCGTTTTAACTAATGCTCCAGTAGGTTCTCCACATATCTCACAATCAGGTATTTCTTCAATCTGATCTTTACACACTAAACCCAAGTCCTTCTCTTTCGAGTTCTTTAATACTTTGCTTACTGTTTCCACCCTTTACTTCACCTCTTCTCCTGTTTTCTAAAACACCTTTTAAATAGTTATATGAGTGCTTACTATTTTCATCTGATATTTCTGCTGCCTTCATCACTTCAGAATGTCCATAGATTTCTATATCAGCTGCTATCTTTTCCATTAACATAGTTGACATTATAAAATTACATTTTTCTAAATGCTTGAATACATCTATATTACTTTTACCACTATAACTACTTTTCTCTGTACTTGTATTTGTAGTTGTATTTGTATCTGTATTTGTACTTGTATTTGTAGTTGTATTGTCCCCCTGTCGTGGTACGACACGTTCACGATTCGTTACCGTATCGTTGAAACCTTGATATATACTCAAAGTTTGCTTTTCTCCATTTGTACTTGCTTTGATATCGTCCACCTGTTGTGGTACGATACGTCCACGACTCGTTACCGTATCGTTCTCCTTTCGTGGCACGTCCCGTTCATGACTTTTTACTGTATCGATAAAGCTATGATATAACTGCCTTAAATCTTCACTTTTTACATTTTCACCAACATATTGTATAAGAAACTTGTCTTTAACTTCTTTTAGTTCTTTGGTCAAGCAGTCCAAGACTGGCTTACCACCCTTATTTAAGTTGTACTTGCCCCAATTTTTTATGGCAAGCTCTCTAGTTTCTGTATTGTACATGATTAACTTATGGTGATTAGTAAATCTATCCATTAAACTATTTATTGATTCTGTTGAATGTCCAATCTCAAAAGCCATTTGTTTTCTTGTTATTTGATATATTCCACAATTTGTAGTACATGGATTAGTCAATAAATATAAGTAAAAGTATCTATCTTCTGGTGTCATTTCTTCCAATACTTTAGGATCTGTCCAAAATTCTGTATAAACCAGTCTATAAGCCATATATATCAATCCTTTCTTTTGTTACATTTTTAATTACTTATACATAAAGTAAGACATTACCACAAAACTCCCAAATATTATTAATACTATTATTGCTAAAACTAAGTTAGCTAAGAATCTATATCTATACTCTTTACTTACTGCCTTCTTTGCTATTTTTAAAGCTTTTATGTCATCTTCCCATATTGAGTTATAATCACCATCACTTGTTATTAAGCTTTTGCTATTATCTATCAAACTGTCTAATTGCCATAAAACCTCTCTTCTTTTCATTTCTTCCATCCCCCATGTATATTTTTCTACTTTTGTCCATATACTATATTGAGAAACCATTGATATGTGTGTTATACTAAGGGACAAGAGCTTTGCAGAGCTCTTATCCAATTTTTAAATCAATCAATTTCCAATGGGTGCTTTGCAGAGCACCTATTTGCTTTCATCTTCCATAGTTTCAAATACTATATCTTCACTATCACTGTCATATCTTATACCGCTTATAAAATATTCTGGATTCTCAATGTCATATATTGCATACCCGTTTTCATTTAATATAGCCAGTTGTGCATTTATACTTTGTATTAAAGTTTTAAAAGAATTATCCAAACCATAACCTCCTTCCTAAAATGGAACTACTAAGTCATAATGATTTATTTCATCTATAAGGCTTTCCACTTCATTTTTTATGTTCTCTATCTTTCCTTCTTCAGCATATTTTAAAACCCAATTTAAACGATATATTAATGCATCTTTATCGCTTTTATCCATAACTATACCTCCTGGTCTTGTAAAAATGGTGGTAAATCTTCTTCTTTTGTTTCTGGTATATCTTCTTTTTTACTTAATCCTTTATCTACTAATATTTTGCAAGCTTTTTGTATTACTGGATCTTTTGCATTTTTCATAAGCCAATCTATATAGTCAGGAGCTTCTCTCATTATCTGGCCTAAAGTTTTGCCTTTATTTTTACCAAAGTTTATTTTAATATTTCCAGCACTATTTTCATCAATATTTTGTACATGCTCTTGTTGTAAAAACTCTTGCATTTCCTCTAGGTCCTGTGTAAATACATCACTTAAGCTTGCTACCTGTAACACTGCATCTATAAACGCTCTTTTTTTAGCCATCTTTAAAATTGTATTTACTAAGTCTGCTATATGTGGGTTTGGTATTTTATATTTAACTGTTCCATACCTAGTTGTTACTTTTTCTACTGTACTAGGGTCTATCCCATCTGGTACTGTATCAACATTTATATATCTATATTTCTTCTCCATACTGTTACAGTTGCCAACACCTTGGCTTACTGGATTACCATTTCTATAAAGAGTACATTTTATGTTATAAGCAAAGAATCCATCTTTGTAATCCTCTGTTCTCTCTAAAAATTCATATTCAGGATTAAGTCCAAACATCATACATATTTTTTCTCCACCTGGCTTAAGTAGAGTTGGTTTGCTTCCTGCTCCTGCAACTACTCCAAAATCGTGGCCATCTTTTAAATTTTTTTGAATTACTGCTTGAAATGTTGCTATCTTTTGCATAGTTCCTTGTATAGTTGCTATATCCACACTATCTATAAGACTAGTAACTTGGTTGTTTTGAACTGTTTCTAATTGGTTTTCCATTATTTATTCCTCCTATTTAATTTCTAAAATTTCATTAGTTTTTTCTACTGTAAGACCTTCTATATCTAAAACTTCTCCTGTAGCTTTATTTATTATTTGATTGTCTTTAACTTCTAAATCTTTCTTCATCTCACCCCATTTCAACTTAGGTTCTTTCTTAATGTAAGTTTCATTCTTAGCATTTAATAAATGTTCTAGTATCTTTGTATCATCATGATTTAGATTAATCTTAGATTTCTTTATAACAAGTTTTCCACTTAATAAGTTGTAACTCTTCTGTGTTTTAGTTTCCTTCATCTTTAAATTTCTTGTATAGGCCATAAGTTGTTCTTTATTAAAATCTATTTCATTATTTATTTTTTCTGTTTTTATTCTTAGCTGTTCTTTTATTGCTGCTATTCTATTTTTAGCTATCATTTCAATTCTTGTTTTTTCTTCCTCAAGCTCTTTTATTTCCTGTATCTTTTCATCTGCATGAGTATCATTACCTATTACTGAAACTTGAGCTTTTTCTATTCCTTCATCTAGCATTTCATCAAATGTCAATGGTATTTCATGTTCTGAACATCTTATTTCCATTATTTTTCCTCCTTCATTCCGTACCTCTTCACCTCCTTGTAACTAAATCAACTAACTGTTATCGCAGTGACCATACATTTTATTTTTAGCGTAGCTCTTATCTTCGCCTACTCCCGCTCTAATTAGTTCATTTAGTTACAAGGATTAAGGATTTTGGTACTAATTTCAATGTTCTAGCATATACATAGATTAAAGAAGTATATGCATTTTTGCTGTAGTAAAATTTTTTAAAAAGGCTTTTCAGCCTTAATTCTTCTTAAGCTTTCTCTGTTTATATACTTTAATAAGTTCATCAATTTGTTCCGGAGGTAAAGTTTCTATAAGAACTTTGGCTACTGCTCTTCCTACCCTTTCTTCATATGCCTTTTGATTCTCTGGTGTAGGATAATTTATTGTTATATCAAATTTAGGTTCTTTAGTCATAAGTTCTCTCACCTCCTAACTTATTTTCCTTTTCTAATCTTTCTATAATCTTTTCTATGTTGTCTGGAGAATACATTTCACATAGAATCTTGGCATATGCAGCACAAGCTCTTTGTTCTATTTCTTCTATTTTTGTATCTCCTGGAATTTTAATAGTTACTTTTTTTATTTCTGCACCTTTTGCCATGAATTTTGTTACCTCTCTTCTAATTTTTTTATAATTTCTTCAATTACCTCTGGAGGATGTTTTTTAACTAAGGCTCTGGCTAATATTTTCATAGCTTCATCTTGTATTTCTTCCATTACTTTTGGATCTTCTGGATAGTTCACTATAATTTTTTTAATTTTAGCCATAGCTTTCCTCCTCTCTTTACTTTGCTATTATTCATCTTATGAATAGTTGTATCTATTTGTTAAAATTATTTTTATTTATAGATTTAAGTGATGTTTCCATGCATTTATATTCCAAGACTTTTATAGTGTCCTCTAACAGTTTTTTAGTAAATACTGCTGTAACATCTAGCCCTTTGAATTCTTTTTCTACAAGCTCTAATATTCTATCTATTGTTTCTTCTCTTTTCTCTTGTGTAACTGTTACTTTTATATCTTCCACATTATTACCTCCTAAAGGGTTTTTTTACATTTTTGTCGAATATTAATAATTGAAAGGTGGTGAATATTATGAGTAATAATTCTGTCTCAGATCATGCCGCTTATTATCCTTCTATAACTCAGAAGTATCACGACTTAACCATGATGTACTTAGAAAAAAACTTTAAGTTCGCTAAATCTAGTCCTAGTGATTTAATAAAGGAATATATGAAAGTTTATGAAGATCTTAGATCTACTTATAAAGAATTAAAAACTAAATAATTTTGTAAGTTCTTTAGCTGAATCAATACTCATCCTCTCAAAAGTTGAAAGTATTGATTTGGCTTTTCTTATTCATTTTTTTAAATAAATTTTCTTCTATAAATCCCTCTGAATCATATTTTTTAAAATCCTTAATTTTCATCTTTCTTCCCCCACTATTTAGTGCAAGCTACTTCTTTTTCAGCTTGATATTTCATAAACTTATTTATAAAATATATCTGGCCTTTCCCAGTAATTTTTGGCGTCTTACTTATACTTATATGCCCATCTGAATGTGTAATAGATGTTTCCTTAACTTCAAATAATCCTAAGTCCATACTATATTGAGTTGGCATATTATAATCTGTTCCTTTTCTTCTAATTAAGTATCCGTTTTCCCTTAACCAAGCAAATAATCTTTTAGCTCCTATATCTATACCATTTTGCTTAATTAATTTTGCTAAATCTCCTACTAAGATTGATGTATGTGCAACTGATACTGCATCTGCAAATAGTACTTTGGGTTTTTGCTTTTGCATTTGTTCCTGCAATAGTTTCTTCTCTTCACGTTCTTTTTTAAGTTCAGTTGCAACTTGAATTAATAAATCTGGGTTATCCAGTAATTCATCTTTTGCATACATACCATGTTTTCTTATATCTTTAAGAATTGCTTTTACCCTCTTTTTAAACTTCTTTGCTATAGGCTTTCTGCTCTGCATTAATACTTCATACAAACCATCTTCTGTTAAAAACAACTTATTTCCACCACTATCCTTATTAGGGATAGTCACTTTTTCTTCTTCATCTACTGTATTTAACATTTTAGAAGTATTGTAATATCCTTCATGTGTCTTTTGATAGTCAATCCATTCAGCAACATCTCTTGCTAAAAACAATGGATTTTCAAAATTTCCATAAATCCTAAAGCTTTTACCTAGTAACTCTCTTTGGTCTATAATCTGTAAGTTACTCATTCCCTCATCTCCCTTTTGTTCACTAATGTAATTTTCAAAGAACTACATAAACTATATTTAAATAATGTTAGTGTCACTTTGTTGCAACGAATTTACTAAAAAAAATTCATCAGAATTTTCTTTAGGAAATGCTTGTTTAAAACCAGCTATAAATTGTTCTCCTGGATTACATTGATTGTTCAAAACTCTCCATAAATGACTTCTAGATATGCACATAATATTAGCCATCTCTGTCATATTTAATTTGTTTTTGTTTTTTAATCGTATAAAATTATCAACATTTAATTCTAGTACCACTAAGTCACCTCCTTTGTTGCATCTATGTGACACTTTCTATATATATTATATACACATCCGTAACAATTATGCAACACTTTTTTGAAAACTTTTTAAAAATTGTTTCATCTACGCAACAAATCAAGTAAAATACTAAGTATAAGGAGGATTTTACTATGTTGAAAAAAATGATAAATGAAAGTTTCGGTGAGTATATAACTAGATTAAGACAATTAAAAGGATATTCTCAACGAAAACTAGCATTAATAACTGGCATTAGTAATACTACAATAAGTAGAATCGAAAAAAATATTACTACAAATCCTGATTTAAATACCTTAAAATTGTTAGCGCAACACTTAAATATAGATGAAATATATATGCTCGAAGCTGCTGGATATAAAGATGATTCAAACCATAATGAACAACTAAATAAAAAAGATGAAAAAGAAATAGAAAAAATATTACATGAAACAAAAGAAAAATTAGGGAATGCAGAAGGTCTAATGCTAAATGGTGAACTTGCTACCCCAGAAGCTATACAAAGTATATTAGATGCTATGAAAGTTGGTATGGAAATAGCCAAAGAAAGAAATAAAAAATATACTCCTAATAAATATAAGAAAAATAAATAACTCCTGAATAATGGGACTAATGGTCAAATCATGGGAGGTATATGTATTGAATAAAATCATAAAAAATCAGGTTAATAAACTTATAAAAAAATACAATACAAATAATGCTTTTGAAATAGCTGATGAACTAGGGATTATAATTATAAAAAAGCCATTAGATAATAATATTAATGGCTTTTACCAATACTTTAAAAGAAATAGGATAATTTACATCAATAGTAAATTAGATGAGCATAATCAGCTTATTGTTGCATCACATGAATTAGGACATGCCATTTTACATAGCAAACTTAATATAGTTTTTTTAGAAGAAAACACTTTCTGTGTTAAAAATAGATATGAAAAAGAAGCTAATATGTTCGCTATTGAACTCTTACTCCAAGATAAAGCTTTAAATCAATATCTGGGATATACACTAGACCAAATTGCTGCTGCAGAAAGTATTCCATTAGAACTTCTCAAACTTAAATTTAAGGTTTGATTATTTTTTTAATTACCTCAGAAATATTTTCTATTTATGCATAATGTTGAAATAAATCTAATTATATAACACTTGACCATTAAGAGAGCCTTTGAGCACCTGTCCATTAAAATAATAACTTATAAAAGAAAGGATTTTTAAAATGAGCTTTTTAGATATTTTTAAAACTAAGGAATTTAAAAAGGAAATTGAAGATTATAAAAATAAAATTAACGAACTTCAAAATGAAAACCAAAATTTAAAAAATATTAAATATGATTTAGATCAATTAAAATATAAAGATCTCAAATTAGAGATATCCAAACTATTAGAAGAAAAAGAAAAAACTTTAAATGACTTTAATTCAGAAAAATCCAAACACGCGCTCGAAATACAAGAAAAATCTGAAGCTATTTTAAAATTAAATGATGATATAGCTAACTTAAATAATGACATAATAGTTCTAGAAGAAGAAAAGCTTATGCAATCATTTGGATTCTATAATCCAAAATATAATCTTGAAAATTCTGAACTATATAAAGATAAACTAGATAAAATAAGAGCGAAACAAAAACAAATGGTGAAAAATAAAACTGCTGTATCTTTTATAGAATGGACTGTTAATGATAGTAAATCTGAAGGAAAAAAGATGACCAACGATATGAAAAAATTAAGTTTAAGATCTTTTAACTTAGAATGTGATAATGTTATTTTAAAAGCAAAATTTAACAATATACAGACATGTGAAAAAAGATTAAATTCTGCATTTGATACTATGAATAAATTGGGTAGAGTGACTAAAGTTACTATTTCTCATACATATCTTAAATTGAAATTTGAAGAACTATACTTAGCATATGAATATGAAAGAAAAAAACAAGAAGAAAAAGAAGAACAAAGAGCTCTTAAAGAACGTATGCGAGAAGAAGCTAAAGTAATAAAAGAAATAGAAGCTATGAAAGAAAAAATAGCTAAAGAAGAAAAGCATTTTTCTCAAGCATTAGCTAAATTTAAATCTCAGTTAGAAAACTGTACTCCTGATAAAAAAGAAAAATTAGAAGAAAAAATAAAAGAATTAGAAGATAAACTAGCACTATTAGAAAAAGATAAAGAAAATGTTTTAAACAGAGAGCAAAATACTCGTGCTGGATATGTTTATATAATATCCAATATAGGCTCTTTTGGTGAAAGTGTATATAAGATAGGAATGACTAGAAGATTGGAACCTATGGATAGAATATCAGAATTAAGCAGTGCTTCTGTTCCATTTGCTTTTGATGTACATGCAATGATTTTTAGTGATGATGCTCCTGCTTTAGAAAATGAATTACATAAAGAATTTGAAACTAAAAGAGTAAATAAAATTAATTCAAGAAAAGAATTCTTCAAAGTATCATTATCAGAGATAGAGCAAATAGTTAAAATAAAACATAATAAAATAGTACAATTTACTAAACTAGCTCAAGCAGAAGAATATAGGCAAACTTTAAAATTAGAACAATCTGAAGAAGTAGAATCTGCATAAAAGCTCATATTTTATGGGCTTTTATTTTATACCTTATTTTGCATATTTACCTTTTAAGTTAATAAATATAAAATTGTATATGAGGTGATTACTTATGAAAGCAATAGCAGTATATGCTCGTAAATCTCTTTTTACAGGTAAAGGAGATTCTATAGGAGCCCAAGTGGATACTTGTAAAAGATTTATAGATTATAAATTTGCTAATGAAGATTATGAAATTAAAATATTTCAAGATGAAGGTTGGAGTGGTAAAACCACAGATAGGCCTGACTTTATTAATATGGTAAATCTAATCAAAAGTAAAAAAATAGATTATGTAATAACTTATAAACTGGATCGTGTGGGAAGGACTGCAAGAGATTTGCATAACTTCCTATATGAACTAGATAATTTGGGTATTGTATATCTTAGTGCAACTGAGCCATATGACACTACAACTTCAGCTGGTAGATTTATGATTTCTATTCTTGCAGCAATGGCACAAATGGAAAGAGAAAGACTTGCTGAAAGAGTTAAATCTGGAATGATACAAATAGCTAAAAAAGGCAGATGGCTTGGTGGGCAATGCCCTTTAGGATTTGATTCTAAAAGAGAAATTTATATCGATGACATGGGTAAAGAACGTCAAATGATGAAACTAACTCCAAATAAAGAAGAAATAAAAATTGTTAGACTTATATATGATAAATATTTAGAAATGGGTAGCATGAGCCAAGTAAGAAAATATTGTTTAGAAAATAGTATAAGAGGTAAAAATGGTGGTGACTTCTCTACAAATACACTTAAACAATTGCTCACTTCTCCCATCTATGTAAAAAGTTCCGATAATATATTTAAGTATTTAGAATCACAAAATATAAATGTCTTTGGGACTCCAAACGGTAATGGAATGTTGACTTTTAATAAAACTAAAGAAATAAGAATAGAAAGAGATAAATCAGAATGGATTGCTGCAGTTGGAAAACATAAAGGCATTATTGATGATAATAAGTGGCTACAAATCCAACAGCAATTACAACAACAATCTGAAAAACAAATTAAAAGTTCTGGAAGGCAAGGTACTACATCTACAGGTTTACTTTCTGGAATTATAAAATGTTCAAAATGCGGTAATAACTTGCTTATAAAAACTGGCCATAAAAGCAAAAAAAATCCTGGAACTACCTATAGTTATTATGTATGTGGTAAAAAAGATAATTCTTATGGCCATAAATGTGACAATAAAAATGTCAGAACAGATGAAGCAGACTCTACTGTTATAACTCAACTTAAATTGTATAATAAAGAATTACTTATAAAAAATCTTAAAGAAGCTTTAATTAAAAATGAAAAAGCTGATACAGATAATATTGAAATATTAGAGAGTAAGCTAAAAGAAAAAGAGAAAGCTGTTTCCAACCTTGTGAAAAAACTTTCCCTTGTTGATGATGAAAATGTCTCCAATATAATTTTAAGTGAAGTAACTAACATTAACAAGGAAATTAATGATATTAAGTTACAACTTTCTAATGAAACTTTAAAAATTAATGAAGTGACTAAAGCTACCTTAGACACAGAAATATATATAAAAATATTAGAAAACTTCAATAAAAAAATAGATGATATTACAGATCCTATAGAAAAAATGAATCTTTTAAAAAGTGCTTTAGAAAGTGTTGAGTGGAATGGCGATTCTGGAGAGTTTAAAATTAACTTAATAGGTTCTAAAAAAAAATAGAACCCCTCTTTCCAAAAGAATCCAAATTATCGTACTTTAACATAGGAAACATGCCCTTGTCATTTAGCTGAAACAGGAGATTGTATATTATGTTCTCAGTTATCTGGCAAAAAATTTTGTGATTGTATAAATTGGAAGGGTGTTTGTATATATCAAGAATTTATTTGGAACGGGAAAAAAGCTAAAGAGGAAAGAGAAACTTACTTAGGTAAAATTATAAAAAAGGATAACATAGAGGATAAAACCATAGTGCTAACCATATCATTGAGCCATAAATTGTGTCAACAGTTGGTTTATCCAGGCAGTTTTGTATTTTTAAGAAACAAAAATGACTCTGGTTTTTATGATGCTCCTATTTCTATTATGGATGTAGATACAGAAGAAAACTTTATTAAGGTCGCTATTGAAATTAGAGGTGTAAAGACTAAGACTATAGCTAGTTTAAATAAAAATGATGATATTTGGGTAAGAGGTCCTTTCTGGAATGGGGTCTTAGGTCTCAAAAATGTTTATATGACAAAAGATGGAACTAGCCTTTTAATATCAAGAGGCATAGGTCAAGCGCCTTTAGTTCCTGTTATGAAAAAATTATACTTTAACGGAAATAAGATAATAGCCATAATGGATAATTCTGGTTATGAAAATATATTGATAAAAAATTACTTAGAATTATACAATGCAGAGGTTATAGAATTAAATACTTTAAAAGCTGGTGAGCTTACAGAGGAATTAAAAGACAAATTAAAAGAAATCCTAGATAAAGAAGATATTAATATAATTCATTGTTCTGCTCAAGATATTATAATATATAAACTTGTAGAATTTTTAGATGGGAAAGTGCCAATATCTAGTTCTAATAATGCAAAAATGTGTTGTGGTGAAGGAGTTTGTGGTACTTGTACTGTAAGATATAAAGGTCATATAGTTAAAAGACTATGTAAAGTTCAAACAGAACCTAAATATGTATTTAGAGAAAGAAGACTTATTTAAAGTTTAGAAAAACCCCAGGTATTTCTACCTGGGGCCCTTTGAATAACTTAAGCATTAAAAAATCTAATACTTTTCTTCTTTAGTGTGCTAATACTTAGTGATTCTGTCTTAAAAATTTGTTGTACTCATTAAGCAAATTGTCTAACTTTTGACTTAATAGTACAAGATCTTCATCAATGAGCTGAGATTTTTCACTTATTAGCTGGTTCATTAAAGTTCTAGCTTCTTCTATTTTCTCTAATAATAACTGCTCTTTTGACATAGTATCCCTCCTTTCAATTTCAACTATATAAAATTGAAAGGATACTATGTAATAATTTCCCTATCTTGAAGGGTGCTTGTACTACAATTCGTCAAAGAATAGAAAGTAACTATATCATTCATTTTTGCCATCTATAGTGTCCACACAAATAACTAATCATTTCTATCACTTTTAAAATTACAAGAAACATCTCTTAAAACTCTTATTAAATTTGCAACAAAATAAGAAAAAATAAAAAGCTGTTGACAAAATATATTTATCAACAGCCTAAGATAGCTTCTTAAAGGGAACTACCTATTTTCTAATTTTCTATTTTATTTTCCTTAGAATCGGCCAACTGCTTTTTTTCATTAGTTATTGGATCTACTGGTTCGAGTATTTTTGATTGCTTTATTTGAGTGTTTATTTCTCCAACGATAGCCTCTCTAAAATGATCTAAATCTTCTTGTTTTAAGCTTGGTATTTTTTCCATAAGCATTTTATTGAATTTCTCTGCCTTTTGTTCACCACTTTTTGGCACAAGCCTATATTCCTGTTCTATTGCATAAAATATACTTTTAGCAATATTGTAGTGCATGTTGTATTGTTCATTACCCATTTGATTTATTAAAGCTTGTCTCTTTTGCTTAAAATACTGTACTACTACTGTACTTAAATATATAATAACTACTCCTAGAATATTTACAACCGCATCTGTAATTATTTGCATTATTTGATTATTCATATCATAATCCTCCTAATTAGTTATATTCTAAATTCCTTTATCTCTATATTTATTTAAACTACTTATTAATATTATATTAGTCATTAGCTTAATTTGACTCTCTAACATATAAACTTCAACTCTTCTCTATTTTTTCACAAAGAGTTATTATGAAATTTTATGTAAAGAATTATTTCAATAATATTAAGATAAAGTAGGAGAATTATGACAATTAAAAAAGTTTATATTAATCTTTATATTAATTTTTAAATTATTATGTACTTTTTAAAAGAAAAAAAATATTTTTATTCTAAATAACACTAAGCTCCAAATAGAGCTCCATAAGCCAAAGAACCAAATAAGCATATAGAAATACTGAATTCATTGAAGTTATATAACAATAAATAATTTATTTATTTTATTTGACTATACAACAGAAGCACATACTATTATTACTTAGTATGTGCTTCTTAATTACTTTATTTAGATTGGAACTTTTTTGCTACTGAATAAAGATTACCACTTAGCCCATTTGCTAATTCTTCATCAGGTTCTATAAGCCATCCCTTATCTCCTTTAACTAATTTTACATTAATATTTGTTTTTATTTTTGGAGCATTAGGATCATTTATAGAATTCAGCATATGTTGAATAATTACAGCCTGTTGTTTCTTTTCATCAATTTTTCCTTGGGAAAAAGCTTCATCTATTAAATTTGGTAAAATTTTGTCAATTGTTTTTATTGTTATTTTTCCTAAATCTATTGATGTCACTGAAACCTTTGCTGTAGCAGTATTACCATTCTTTTCTACATCTCCTAAAGAATAATCAAATTTAGATAAAACAGCTTTTACAATTTTCTCCTGCTCTTTGCTATCAAATTCATCAACTTTTAATTCTTTATAAAAAGAATTAGCGTTTATAAATGTAGATGCCTTTTTAATATCTTGTTGCTTAAGAGCTCCAAAAAAACCCTTAACAGTTTCATCTGGCTTTGGACTACATCCTGTTAAGGAGATAGATAAAATTGCTATGAATATAATTGGCATTAATTTTTTAAAAATAGACTTCATTATATAATTCCCCCCAAAATATTAATATGTATAAATTATACAATTAATATGACAATAAGTAAACTTTTCATTAATTTTTAGATATTATATGACTTATTTTTCCTGGTCATCTCTATTTTTTTCAATTTCATAATAAAAATTTTGATTTAAATTATTAATAAAATTTATTACTATTATTTAAACAACTTTAAATACTCACCATACTCTTCTTCTTCAAGCTCGTTCTTAGGGATAAATTTAAGTGAAGCTGAATTAATACAATATCTTAATCCACCTAACTTTTCTGGTCCGTCACAAAACACATGACCTAAATGAGAATCAGAATTTTTACTTCTTACTTCTGTTCTAATCATTTCATGGCTTTTATCAATAGATTCTTTTATTATTTTTCTATCTATAGGCTTGCTAAATGCTGGCCATCCACATGAAGAATTAAACTTATCTTTTGAAGTAAATAAGGGTTCTCCATTGGTTATATCTACATAAATTCCTTCTTCATTTAAATCCCAATACTCATTTTTATATGGTGCTTCCGTTCCATTTTCTTGAGTAACATAATACTCCTCTGGTGTTAGTATCTTTTTTAATTCCTCTTTAGACTTTTTACTATAATTTTTATTCATATTTCCTCCTTAATTTAAATTTTTTTAAAAGATTAATCTATACAAACTTTAAATAAAAGTCTTAATATATTATTATAAAGTAAAAATAATAATATGCCTTAATATACTGTCACATAACAAATTAAAAAATTATAAAGCCCCATGTATTCACATGGGGTTTTTGAACAATCTTAATAAAAAACTTAATAAACAATAAATTTTTTACTGTGTTTTTAATTAAGTAATACATTATTTATTTTATAGCATTATCATATCTAGTATTTACTATATCCCAATTTACAATATTCCACCAAGCATTAATAAACTCTGCCCTTCTATTTTGATATTTTAAATAATATGCATGTTCCCATAAATCTAGAATTAATAGTGGAACTACTCCCCATTGAGTTAAATTTTGATGTTTTTCTGCCTGCAATATTACTAATTTTTGAAACATAGGATTCCATGCTAAAATAGTCCAGCCTGAACCTTCTACTGCTATAGCAGCTTCAGTAAATTGTTTTTTAAATTTTTCATAATCCCCAAAATCTTGTTTTATTCTTTCAATTGCAGATCCCTCAGGATTTAGATTTCCATTAGGGGTCATATTTTCCCAAAATAATGTATGTAAAATATGACCTGACCCATGAAATGCTATTTCCCTTTCCCAATGCTTTATTAATGTAAAATCTCCTGATTCTCTAGCTTCTTGAAGCTTTTGTTCCGCTTTATTTAATCCATCTACATAAGTTTTATGATGAATATCATGATGTATTTTCAAAGTCTGCTCATCATAATGAGGTTCTAATGCATTGTAATCATAATTTAAATTTGGTAAAGTATGTGCCATTTTAAATATCTCCTTTTTATATTTTTATTTTGTCTATCCTTACTTAGTATTAATTACTGTTAAATAAATATTCATGATATTTGTATGCATAAAATCACAAAACAAATATTTTTAAATCCTCCATTTTTCTGCCGTCTTTCGTATATCTAAAAATCTTTTATAAACTCCCTCTTGATTTATTAATTCTTTATGATCTCCCCTTTGAACAACACAGCCCCTATCCACTACTAGTATCTGATCTGCATTTTCAATAGTAGCAAGACGGTGTGCAATAATTATAATAGTTTTTCCATGCACCAAAGCACTAATGGCCTTTTGTATTGCATGTTCATTTTCTGGATCTACGCTGGCAGTTGCTTCATCCAAAATAACAATTGGAGCATTTTTAAGTATTGCTCTAGCTATAGATATTCTTTGCTTTTCACCTCCTGAAAGAGTAGAACCGCCATCTCCAATAACTGTTTCATATCCATTAGGCAAGTTCATAATGAAATCATGGCAACAAGCTTTTTTAGCCACCTTTATTACATCTTCAAAGCTTGCCTCTGGTTTCCCAAATCGAATATTATTATAAACCGTATCATGAAATAAATATACTTTTTGAAATACCATACTTATATTCTTTAAAAGACTATCGCAGGTTATATCTTTTATGTTACTTCCTCCTATGGATATACTGCCTTTGTCCACATCATAGAATCTAGCAATCAAATTGCATATTGTAGATTTTCCGCTTCCGGAAGGGCCAACTATTGCTGTAGTAGTATTTTCTGGTATAATAAATGATACATTCTTTAATACATCCCGCTTTTCATAACCGAAAGTAACATTTTTAAACTTAATATCATATTTTGATAATTTTATATCTTTGCTATTTTGGTCAATAAAATCTGCACTTTCTATGGCATTTAATTTATCCAATGTTGCATCAATAATTTTTAACACATGAGCTGCATTATTTATAGTTTCAATATGCCCAAATATAACAAAAGAAAATATAGCCATCATAAGCATTGTAGGTATATCCATAATTCCATTTACAGCCATTATTGCTGATGCAAGAACCATAACTACAGATGCTAATTTAAGTACAAATAAATGTAAACAATTATAAGGAACATAATCTTTTTCAATTTTAATATTTATATCTTTGCTCATCTTATAGGCATTACGAATCCCATCTATAGAAACTCCATCCTGCTTAAAAGCTTTAACTACAGACATTCCTCTAATATACTCAATAGTAGCTGTTATCATACTATCTTGCGCCTTCTGATGTATTGGGGCATTTTTATTACTCTTATCTCCAAGCAATTTTAAGAATATAGCTGACAATAAAATGCCTGCCATTGCAATTATAGCAATCCATAAATTATAAAAAGCTAGACAAAATACCATTGTAAATGCACTAATATATCCGTTTACAACAACATCAATCATCTTCATTCCATACATTTCAATAAAAGATAAATCTGTTGTTACTGCTGAAGTAATTTCTCCAGCATTCTTTTCGCTAAAAAATCCCAAAGATACTCTCTTTAATATATATCCAATTCTAATTCTTTGCTCTGCAGTTACTTCATATCCAATACTATCTTGGGTGGACGCCCGAAGATAAGAAAACAAAAATCTACCTAATACAGTAAAAGCCATAAATCCTAGCATATAAAGCACCCAATCTACTGTTAAATTCTTATTTCCTTTCATGTCCCCTATGATAAGATTCAATCCATATGCAGTTCCCATAATTGGCATGGCTGTAAACATAGTATTAAAGAAGGAATATATAAACCCTACATATAATCGTTTTTTTCGGTGTCCAGACCATTGAATAATTCGTTTTATTGATTTAAACAT